CCATTGCCTCGGTTGCAGTCCGACCCCATGACTCGTATTTGCTCGGCATAATGAGTATTCTGGTCAGTTTGTAAGCCTCACGGATGTCTTGTTGCTTACCCATAATCCGGACATTTGATGGCTGATCAAGTATCTGACCAATCTTCATTGGCTCGGAATATGACCCAATCACGCCAAGGAACTTCCGGTTTGGCATCTGCTTGGCAATATCTCGTAGAATCTCACCTCCCTTGTTTTGGTCAAGATTAATCAAGGTGATATGCTCGTTATCCCAAGCATCCATGTCTATCCGGTAATGGCGGTAGTCAGTAGGGGGATGCAGGACAAAATCGTGATGGGGATACTGCAACTTCTGCTTTATCCAATGACTATTATAGATGATGAATTGTGGTCTGTCAGCACCTATGATATGCTCCCTTGGAAAGTCGTTATGGATTATCTGAAACACCGGCTTGCCAAACATTCCGGCTAATTGCTGTGTCCAAGCAGAGTAGTCAAGATGCGTAAACACCGCATCTGCCCATTGGAACAAACTAATCTCTGTGTACTGGTCCGGAGGGAACACATCTACATTGTCATAGACATAGTGCGAATCTATCTTGTATATGTTTGCTTGCTTGAGCAATATCTTGACTGTGTGACCCTGGCTTTGCAGAAACCGGTTCATTTGATGCAACATCATCTCCGCTCCGCAAACATGCATGGGGGGATACAGATGGATTGAACATAAAATGTTAGCCATATTGTCTTAAATTATTATCCACGATTCAGGGTAAATATCCTTCGTCTCAAGATGAGATGCGGCCGGTCCAAACCATTGCTTAGGAGCAACAATGCATTCGCTTTTTGCCAACCATGCTCCCCACCAACTAAATGTGCTGTTGGCTATGATATGACGGTTGCACATACTCATAGCGTGTAAGGCATCTATCGTCTTATTGGTGTCAACAGAATGTATCCGGATGCCATCAAGATATTGCATTGCCTTCTGTGGCTCATCGCTGAATAGAATGATCTTACCGCCTACCTTTTCAACTGCTTGTCGGTAGTATTCTTGAGTACATATAGGATGGTAATCACTCCCATAATCTCCCATACGGACATGGACCGCAGTATAGTCATGCTTATCTGTTGGTTTTTTGAACTGGAAGTAATGCCGGATAACATCCTCGCAATGCCTGAAATACTTTTCGCTCTGCATGTGACCCGTCAGATCAACATTGTCAGGAACAAATAGGTCGCTGTAACCCCAATGCATAAAGTGTTCGGGGTATTGCCGACCATCCCATAACGGCAACTGATGCTCAAAGTGTTCTGCTATTTGATAATCATCGGAGATATTGAAACGAACTTGCTGATCATAATTTACCCATTTTGGGAAACAAAACCCCCTGCCGTATTTACGGGAAATGCCAATAGTGCTTGCGACTTGGAACATTTGATTCCCAAGCCTGCCATATCTACCCAATGCACTAAAAGTCATCATTGCGCTTCCGATGATGATTAAAAATTACTGGATACACATCCTGCTCATATCCGGTATGGTCATATATGAATTGGCCGACATTGTAGGATGCCGGCCACCAATGCTTTTCTATCCCGTACTTTGCCGCTACGCAGGTAAGTATTGCTTGATCGTGTCTATGCTCCTGAAAGCCTATAAAATGCGTTTCACATGGACTATCATCAATAAACCGAGGTATCTGACACCAAAGTAGCCACTCATGTATAAATGACCGGCCAAAGTCATTATTGCGTACAATTATGACGGATGCCTGACATTGCTTTCCAATTTTGTAAGGTCTTGGTAGTATCGCATTTTGTACATTGTACTTGCACCAATGCTCATGCTCGTACATATTTCCAAATAGAAATACATCTTTGCCGTGATATGGAATGTAATCTATGTTATTGATGAACTCTACACCGGCATCTGTGTAAACCAAATACTCATATTCTTTAAGTACTTGTAAGGCTTGTAATATAATTTTGGGTTTCCATAACCAATATCCTGCACCTCTGTCTTGTGATAGAATTTTATGGTTTACCTGCTTCCATTTTTCATCAAGAATATCCAAAGAATATCTAAAACTGCTGTAACATCCATGCTTTCTTGCGCTGTCTTGGCACAATTTTGCAGACATGGTCATTCGCTCATCGCAGTATGTGATGTGATGCATCATTGAATGCTCTTTAGGTATTCTTCAGATGCCTTGAACGTATCCGTGTAATCTACATTCCGATTCCATAGGTCAGAATGCGATGGTGCTTGGACTGCAAGGAATGGGACGGTAACGAGTGCGTAAAACTTTTTAAGTTGCTCACTCAGCCAAGCATCGTACATTATTCCTGAGTTTGGTTGATAGTTTTGGGCAATCCATTCAGCAGTAACCCTATGATATCCTATGGCATGGGTAGTGTAACCACACAATACCCTTCTAAGGTAATTTGAGGCATATTGTGGCTCTTGGTGTTCAGGATATGGTCTTGCATTAATGCCGTAGTATATGATCTGAGATTCGTCCCAAAATGCGTTCTCATGGGTATGTATATCCTCAATAACATTCATGTTCCGAAATCGGCAATCATCTTCAAGAACTAAAATCCGCTCAACATTGGACTTACTAAAATTATTTAATATCTCGTAGTGGGAGTGATTAAAAGAATCTCTTGGCGTATCCTTGGGGATAGAATCAAAATATTCGTATCGCAAATTGATAAGGTCTGCATGCTTGTCAAATTCCTTCCTTCTGTCCTTTCGCTCCGGTTGTGATAAAACCACGACCTTATCGTAATACTTATTGAACATGGGTAAAAAAATTAGGCGTATCCAAAGATACGCCCAATTCAGATTAATCAAACCAAAGTAACCAGCACTTATGTTCCAGTCGTTCCGTATACTGCGGCAGTCGGTTGGAAAGACAACAGTTCGATACGAGCCTCGGCACGGTAGGTAACGAGGTTCTTGATGAAGTCATCCTGATCCGTCTCACTTGAACGGACTTGGAAACCGCTTGCTTGTGCAATGGCAAAGGCATCGGTGTTCATGCAGTAAAACCTGCTACCGGTAACTTGGCTGTGGGGTACAACCGGCACACCATTGATCCGGACATTGCCATTGGCATCAATGCCAACAGATGCAGGAACAGAGAAGTCACCAGGCTTGGTCAGCAGAACCTTGCTCCATGCATCCCAAGTGGTCAGGATAAGGTTAGCCATGCCGAGACCGAGATTGCCGTGCTGTGCAAGGGCAGAAATCATCTTGGAAACCGTGATGGTTTCAGAGGTAGACAGAGCCGTTGAGTTGGTGGCAATGTTGTTCAGGAAACGGGTATTAACCGTTCTGTTCCAATCTTCAACCAAGGATTGAGAAAGGTAAGCTTGCAGGAACGGAAGGTCTTGCAGCATTTGGCGAGAAACCTTGGCGTAACCGGCAATGAACGGAACGGAGGTGTTAACCATCGTTACATCATAGTCCACTTGTGCTTTGGCTTGACCTTCAGTTTGTACACCGAACGAACCTTCGCCAACCGGATTGTTGCCACGGGGGAACGTTACGTTGCCGGTAGCAGTCGGGATGATGCGGAAGATGTCGTACAGATGCGGGTTGTAGAAACTCCGCATGATGGGGTTCTGCACATAACTGATCTGCGAAGTGCCGGTCAGGTTGTTGCCCAAGGTCATAACAGCCACATCCTTCATCTGCATGAAAGCAGTCTCGGACTTGATCTTGTCATAGTTTTCGGCAACTACATCGACAACAGCAGACTTCAGGTGGTCAGAGTGCATCCAACCGGCTTTAGCCTCGTTGACAATAGCACCCTTCACTTTGCCGGAATCAGCAAGAACCTTGTCCACGCTTTTCTTCAGTTCAGCCAGGGTCTCGCTCTTTTTCTGTGCATCTTCGTTCATTTCGTTGATGCGGGCCTCCGTCTGTTCGTTGATTTTCTTGAACTCGGTAGCCAGTTCTTCCTTGTATCCCTTCAGTTTCGGATCAAGGATGTCCGTGATTTGTTTTACAGTTTCACTCATTTCAGAAGTGTTTAAAAGTGAGAAGATTTATTGCATCAAGCAAGTCCTCATCACCCTTTTGCTGAAAAGGTGTCTCATCGACTGCCTTGCCGCTACTCATGGTTTCAATGACCTGATACAGTTGCTTAATTTCTATTAAACATGCTTCGATGGCATCGTCAGACGCATCGGTATTCCGCACAAATTTCTCAAAGGTCTTAATTCTCTCCTTTATCTCCACCGCACTCTTCAGTCCAAGCATCGGGGTCATTTCATTTGCACCCCATGCAGTCAAAGAAGAGCCTTCGTACAATTTAACATCCAATATCTCATTAGGGCCTTCCTTGCTTCTGTTCTCACGGATTGTAGAGAAACCAATAGAATGCTCCTTAATAAGTCCTGACTCAACCATCTTTATGAAATCCTGACCAAGGTTATGAGTACCCACTTTCGATTCGTAGTAAAGCCCATATTCATCCTCTTTCAGGAGTTGTATCACACCGAGAGGCTGTGAGGGATTATGATTCATCAAGTGCTTTATGCGCCCTTTCGGAAACCACTCCTCCAAGCTACGCTTAAATGCACCCCTTCGCATAATGTCGTTGTCAGAATCAACATTGTCAAATGCGCTGAAGTATCCAGTAACAATGCCTTCCTTCCGGTCAACATCCTTTATGCTATTGTCGATTGACTTATATGCGTAGATCATTTTTCTATTTTTCTTACAATAGGTCTGATAATCTAA